TCCTGATCCTGATCCTGATCCTGATCCTGATCCTGATTCATGTAAAATTTGTTTTACATCAAAAAATACATTAGAAAATCCATTAATTACACCGTGTAAATGCAAATCAGAAGTTCATAAATTATGCATTGAAAAATGGCGTAGAATAAAATTAGGAAAAAAACAATATTACAGATGTGAAGTTTGTCTTCATAAATATATGATATCTATATTTTCAAACAAGTATTTATTTTATGCTATTAGATTCTTATATTTTAATCTTGCTAAATTAACTCCTATATACCATATATTTAATACAGTCATAAATTTCTTATTTGGTTATTCATTTTATAAAAAATTTTCATTAATTAATAAATTTTCAGATAATATATTTTTAATTTCAGAATACTATACGTATGGTTTAATAATAAATTTATTAATTTACTTATTGATTACTTTTATATTCATACTTAGTATGACTATATCTAAAAGAAAAAATTTATATTGGAAAGATTCTGATAATATTGATATTAGATTTTTATGTTTTATTAATTTTATGAATTTAATATTTATATCATTAAAAAATATATTTTCTATTTTATCTATTTTTAGTATGAAAATTACATTAAATTATTTAATAGAATTCTGTCTAAAAGATTGTAATGAAATCTTAAATAGTGAATTCACAGATTATAATAACTTGTTAGATGTATTTTATTTACCAGAATTTAAAAATTACTCAACTAATCAAAATGACGAAGAACAAATAAATTATAATATGATTAATGAAATATAAAAAATGAATTAAAATAAGTTAGAAGTATAATCTAAATAATATTAATGACGACAAATATTGATGTATTCACAGATGGATCTACATTAAATAATCAAACTAAAGAATTAAGAAAAGGTGGAGTGGGAGTATGGTTTGGTGAAAATGATAGCAGAAATATATCTATACCACTTTCAGATAAATTTGGAAGCAAGGTTACTAACCAAGTAGCAGAATTGATAGCATGTATATTATCAATAGAAACTATTTTATCAACACAAAAAATTGGAAAAAGTAAAATAAATATTTATACTGATTCAATGTATATTGTTAACAGTATAAACACATGGGCAAAAGGATGGGAAAAAAATAGTTGGAAGAAAAAAGATGGAAAAACAATTGAAAATGAAAATGAAATAAAAAAGTTATATTATTATTCATTAAATTTAAATACTAAATTTATTCACGTAAGAAGTCATCAAAAAGAACCACCAATAAGTGATCCTAAATATTTTATTTGGTATGGAAATAAGATGGCTGATGAATTAGCTGTTAAAGGTTCTAATTCAAATTAATTATAAATCTAAAGTATTATCAGAAAACGAAGTTTTCTTACTACCTTCTTTCACATTAGAATCAGAATCATAAGAATCATAAGAATCATAAGAATCATAAGAATTTAAATCTATTAATTTAAATAAAGAAGGCAATTTATTACCAACTGGAAATGGTATTAAATTATTTTCAAAATTAATAATCTTTTCATGATAATAAGTTTCACTATCATATAAATCAAAATTTGTATTATGATAACAAACAGCTACATTTGGATGACCATTTAGAATCAACTTTGTTGATTCTAAATAATCTCTACATAAACCATATAAAATATGAAGAGAGTTAACATTACTATCATTTAAATAATTATAAACAATTAATATTGTAGATGATTTCATATATGTTTTATTTATAGAAATCATATAAAACTTAATTATTAACAAAATTCGATTGATATAAATCTTTGGAATTTTTTTTATTAAATTGAATATGTTATTACCCTCTTTTATAGTACAAGTATTAATAAAAGTATAATTATTATCCCAATAATCAAATAATTCTTTTTGAGTTATCATTATTATATATTTAGAAATGAAATTAATTTATCAAAAAATTAACAATAGTTATTATTTAAAACTTTATTAATAGTAGATGCTGATATCTTAATATTATGTTTTTCTAATAATTCTATTTTTGCAATTTTAACTTCTTTATTTTTACTAATTTTTTTTATTAATTTTAATTGATTATTATCAAACTTGAGGTTCTTTTTATTTTTATTTTCATTTATTTGATAATCTAATACATTTCCTGAAGTTGTTGATTTATATCCTTTAATATCTATTAATCCAATATCAACTTTATCGTGACAAGAAGTACATAAAGGAACTAAATTATATAATTTATTCTTATACACTTCAAGATTATTTTCATCTATTTCATTTTTATTAAAATCTTTTTGCATTTTTATGTGATGAGTTTCTAATCTATTTTTACTTTTACAAATTTTACATTCATCTAATACTAAACTAGAATTATATAAAGAATTTTTTTCAACAATACCATCAAATTCTTTCGATAATTCATTTGTTCGATTATTAAATTTTAAATCATTCATTAAATATTTTGCTACTTGTAAACCATAGAAATTTTCTCCAACACCTTCTACTAATTTTCTGTCAAATATTATAGATTTATTTTCATTGTCATAACTAACTTTCAAATGATATGGTTTAACATTAGATAACTTTTTCACACTTTCCATCGTAGATAATTTATGTAAATGAGATGCTGTTAAAAAGTTAGTGTTCGATTTATCTAATGTTTCTAACATATAAGCTACTAAAATATTAGCTGACTTTTCTTCTGTCCCTCTACAGATTTCATCAGCAATAACTAATGTATTCTCATCATTACGTTTTAAAATATTCATTAATTCAATCATTTCAACCATAAAAGAACTTAATCCCCTATATATATCATCATTACCTACAATTCTAGTAAATAAATTGTTATAAGGAAAATACTCAAATTTCTTTGCTGATACATAATATCCAATTTGTGCTAATAAAATATTTAATCCTATAGATTTCATTAAAGTTGATTTACCAGAACTATTAATTCCATAAATTAGCATACCGTTAAGATCTTTTCCAAGAGAAATATCATGAGGACAATATTTGAAATCTTCACTAATATATTCTACAATAGGATGTCTCATTTCAGAAGCGTCAAAAAATGATTTTTTAGATTTTTCATTAATAATTGGTTTTACGTAATGATTTTTTAAACTACACAATGAACCAGAATTAATAAAATCAATAAATGAGATTGTTAATGAAACATTTTTTATTAACTTATGATTGTTGTTCATAAAAGTATTAACAAAAGAATAAAATAATTCTTTTCCTTTTTTAACTAAATTAATTTTATGTTTAACTAATTCTCCTGATAAGTTATTTAATTTACTACATCTAATTTTAACATTATTACTTTTAGGAAGATCAGTAAATTCTAATTCATCCAAATTCATCTTAATTGAACCTACAGCAAATTCATTTTTAGAATCAGCTTGTTTATTTATATTATCAATCATCATTTTTTGTCTTCTTTTTGTTAATATCAAATAATGACCATCTCTATCATTAAATTTTACATCACATAATTTTACTTTCTTATTCATATAATTTTTTTCTCCAATTAAAGATGATATACCATTAATTAAATTATCCAAAAAATTATTACATGTGTCAATTTCATTTTTTATTCCATCTAAATCATCATTATATCCGTCTTTAAAAAAAGTTTCATTATCCTCATTGTACAGTGGACTAAATTTTTTTTCAGATAATATTTGAAGGTCAAAAGTATCTTCAAAATAAGAAAGTATATTTTTTACCTTTTCTATATTTATTTTACTATATTCAAGTATTTTCAATACATCATGAGTAGACTTTACTGATAAAAAATAATCAATTATTGAATTAAAACTTTTTAAAGATGAATATAGTTTCCATAATTCTACAGGGTCAACAATATTCATTTCACATTTTCTAACTATCTTATCTATATCATAGATTGATTCCAAATACAAATTAATATGACTATTAATATCCATTTCTAAAAAGATATTAATTAGATCATATCTCTTATTTAATTCATTAATATTAATCGATGGATTAACTAATTGATCTTTTAAAAATCTTTTTCCTAAAATTGATTTATTGTAGTTAATAATATCAAAAAGTGATTTGTTCATATCAGAATTTGAATTTGGAAGTACATTTAACTGCTCCAAAGCTCTATTTCCTAAATATAAACTTCTTTGATTTTGATACATTGTAGGTACTTCTAATTTTCTAATTAAATTATCTTGATGATTTTTAATAAATTCAATTAAACATACTAATGATATTCTTGCCCAATTAAATCTATCTAATTCTAAATTTTGAATAATTGTTAATTGATTATTAAAATCAAATTCCATTTTATTTAAAATATTAATTTGATTCTTCACTTTATGATAACCATTTTTTTTAACGTCAATAAAATGTGAATTATCTTTGCTAATTTTTAAATAAGATAGTATTTCATTTTGAGTTAAATTTGATACTTTCTCATCAACATCATAACTAAAATCAATAATAATTTCTTTAGGGGGATAAGTTTCCATAAATCTAATTGTATCATCTAATGCAATATTAACATCATTTTTAGTAGAATATGTTTCATAAAAACATCCTTTACCTGTAAATAAATCATAACTTGACATTCCAATAATTAATAGATTATTTAAATTACTATCTTTATCAAAATAGATAGATATTATTGTTGATGGTTCCCAGACTTTTGATATTTTGTTGGTATTAATAAATGTAGCTGGTGATTCAACTCTAGTAACTTTTCTATAAAAATCATCTCCATTTTTACTTTTACTTAATTTTTTTATAGATATATTTTCATTATCTTTGACAATAATTTGATCAACAATAACTACAGTGTAATTTAAATTTACTATTTTTTCAATAAAATTATCTATTGTATGAAATGGAAAACCAACCATTCTCCAGTTCTTTTCAGAAATATCAACATCTCCTTTTTTTGATGTACAAACAACATTAATTTCTTGAGCTAATGATTCTAGATGTCTTAATCCTTTTGTATTATTGTTATATATCTCATAAAAAGATCCAACTCTCATTGCAATAATTGTTTTACCAGTTCCATAAATTTTTGAGTAAAAATCATGTACTTTAAAGTAATCTTTTACTAATATATCTTCAGTATAATTCATTTTTAATAACTAAGTCAAAACTTCTTTAAGATATTTTGATTCACTTAGAGAATCGATAAACATTATTTATTCGATTGACTATTTAAAATTTAACAATGTAATAAAATTATTTTATATCTATTATTAATGGATAATAGTAGTGAAGAAGAAAGCGATGCTTCTGATATAGACTTCAAACATTTATATAATAATAAAAATGAAATGATAGTATATAATACAAAAGGTTTAAGTCCAAATAATATAACAAGAAGAAATAAAATTATAATTAATGATGAATTTAGTAATAATAGCGATGAAAAATATTCTAATAATGATAATTCAATAGATACATTAATATCTGATGATATTTCATCAGAAAACACATCTTGTAATAATTTAGATAAAAATAATGATATATTTAATAATAAAAAAAGTATATTTATATCTAAAAAAGAATTAAATGATTGGGAAGAACAAAATAATTCTTCAGATAAAAATCCAAATAATTCTTCAGATAAAAATCCAAATAATGCTAATAATAAGAAAAGAATAGATAATTATTATAATAAATTCCCTTCTCCATATTTTTCAAAATATAATATATCATTAATGAGTGAAATTGATGTTATAAAAATATTTGATTCTTTTGATTTAATTATATATACAGATGATTATAAACTAAGAAATAAAACATGCAAAGACATGTTTGCATTTTTTACTAAAAAAAGGTATATTTGTGAAGAAAATCTTCCGGGAATAGCATTTATATCTATTGATTCTATTCAATACATAAAATCATTAATTAATATTCATAATAAAGATTTACAAGATTCTGAAAATGAACCAAATGAAAATTCAATTCCTTTTCAAATTTGTTTTGATGAAGGTGATCATTTCAAGAATATGTTATATAAAAAACTACAGATACATGATAAACTATTATTTGTACCTTATAATAAATTTCAATTAAAACTGACAGAATATAAATTAAGATCATTTTGTCAAATAATGGAAGAGTTAGGAGCTGTTGAAATAGAAATTGATTTTAATCATATTAATTTAAATAAAAAGTCAAAAAACCTAAAAATACAAGCTGAAGAGTTTAATTATATTGCTGGATCATTAGGATTTTCATCAAATAAAAATAGTTCTACTAATGAAGAGATAACATACAAGTTATCATATCCACATAATAATACATTAATATTAAATGAAAAAAATATAAGATCAAGAATAGCCAAGGGTAAATTTATAATAAATAAAAAATCATTTGATTCAAATTTGGAATTGCAATTTATAATAACATCGAGATGTAGACATTTTATAGAAAATTATTCAACTGTATTTACATTAGATAATTCTTCAAATTACGATAATAAATTAATAAGTAATTTAAAATCAAATAGTTTTAGTTGTGGAATGGAATATGAAAGTAAAACATTAAAAAAATTAAAAATAACTATAAATACTAAAGTAAAGTTTTGTAGTCAGATCGAGATAGGAAATAATTTATTAGGTAATAATGTTAGTTTTGATGATACTGGATTTAACTATTTAATGTCTTCTATAAAAAAAGATAAATTTGGAACAATAGGAATTTTTAAAATAATAGCATTTATTGAAAAATATATTGACAAAATAATTAAAAAGGAGGAAAAATCATATTTCATAAATATAAAAAGATTATACAAAATAATTTATAAAGAATTTAGTACTAATGAATTTAAAGATTTGTTGCTTGATCATTTTAATCCAGATAGTCAATGGATAAATTTTCTTAACTTTATAAATGTATTAAAATTTAAAACTGTTTCATATAACAAACTTGGATTTTTGATTTTGATGTCCCAAGATAAAATTACAGTTTATGAGAAGAATTTAAAAGTTATCGATTTTATTAGACATTTATGTGAAACGAATAATAGTGAGGACAAGTTTTGGGATATGTTAGAACCAACTAATTATTTTTCAATAATACATAAACTGGACAAGGATTATAATATATTAAGAAAATACAACTGGTTTAATATTCAAAAATTATTAAGAGATATATCAAAATTTACACCAGATCTTAAAGAAGAATTTGACACTTCTAAAATTAATAGTGATGAATTTTATGGAAAATTAAACATAAATTTTAAGTTGGGACATAATTATTCACAATTTCAGAAAATTATAAAGCCATTTTTATATATATTTATAAATTTAAATTTTAAAGATAGAATAAATAATTTAAATGAAATATCAAATAATGAAATATTTTTTATAAATTCTATATACCAATCAATAAAACCAAAACATTTTATTTCTTATGATATAAACACAATAGGTAAATTAAAAACGTTAATTAATCATAAATTTAATCAAATTGAAGAATCATGTAAATTTTATAAAGAATTATATGATAATATATATTCAAAATTAAATACAAGTAAATTTTCTATATTTAGTGCAATCAGCTATGAAACAAACTACAATATTAAAGACATATTATATAACATATTAAAATCACTATTTGAAAAAGATACATTTAGAAAAGAATATTCATATATATATAAAAAGTGTACAAGTATATTGGATAACTGTGAAAATATTCCAAATTATAATCAATATGATGAATTAAATGAAAATTATGAGAGTAATCATTGTAAGTTTAGTAATGAAATTAAAGAATTGATAAATATATCAATAGATAGTACATCTGATATAAATAAAATTTGTTTAAATATTGTAAAGAAATTAGTAATACATGATATTGATATATCGAATCATGATTTTACAAGAGAAAATTTAACAGAAAGTTATTTTAATTATATAAATGAATACGTAAGAAATTTTAATCAATCTAAATTATGTTTTATTAAAGTAAGATATTTTGTATCATTATGTAATTTTATAATAAACCAAAATTATAGTACAAATTTTAAGAAACATTCATTTTTTTCATCAGAAATTTTAATATTACATCAAACTAGTGACACATTTTCATTAGAAGACATTGAAAAATACAACAGTTATAATTTATCAGAAGAGACTATTAATCTGATAAAAGATATAATTATTTGTTACAATTATAAACATATATTAGCAAAAGTAATATTTTTCCTAAAAAATGATATAAAATTAGAAATTAAACGTGATATTATTAATCTACTTAATTGATTTGTCAATATAAGCCAACAAATATCCTTTCAAAGGATAATAATAATCTTGCCAATTTGACCATTTATAATTATTTTTTGTAATATATCTTTCCATTAACTTAAAAATTAGAATGAAACCTTCTTCATTATCTAATTTTTTAGATAATTTTAAATTTCCTTTTTTAGAAATTTCAACTAATATTTTTTCATAAATATATTGAACTACAGTCATAATTACTTTTTTATCTTTATTTAAATCCTGATATTCAAAATAGGATGTTATAAAAGGAGGAGGAACAAAATACTTTCTTATTCTCATATTAAAAACCTAGATAATTTTATTTAAGATATATTTCTAAATCAAGAAAAATATCAAAATAAAAATTGTCAGGATTAATCTTTTCTATCCACAATTTTACAAATTGTGGTAATAATCTATTTATAATTTTTTCTTTATTTTTAATCACTATTTTCTTTCTAACAACGATATCTCCAATTATCTTTACAAGTAATTGTTGATATTTTTTTAATTCTTTTAAATTTGTTTTTATCCATATATTTAATATTCTAGTAATAAATCTAGTTGGTTTAGACATGTTATCATTAACCCATACTGAAATATCATCAACTTCATTAATTTTAAAAACATTATGTAATAGATACAAGTTATTAATATGAACATATGGTTTATCCATAAAATTTACAATTTCATTTCTAGTAATATTATTACAATCATCAGTTACTTCTAAAGTTTTCTTTGTTTTTTTATCATAATAATTTTTAGAAGGACAAATAATATTATTTTTTAAATTTTCTATAATTGTTAAATTAAATGGATGTATTGTTTTTTCATTATTTTTGATACAATTTCCTACACATTTCTTATCTGACATTAAAATGGAAGATATATAAAAAAATTTAATAAAAAAATTTAATAAAAAATATTTAATAAAAAATATTTAAAATTAAAAAATGAATAATAACAATGAGTTCATCTGTCGAAAATAGTGACAAGAGTAATAGCATAAAAAGTACTGATAGTATGTCTACATCAGAATCTGATGTAATTGACGAAAATACTTTTTATGATTTTGAAGGTAAAATCGTAGAAGAATATAATATAATAAAGTTAGTAGGTAGAGGTTCATATTCTGGTGTATGGTTATCATATTGCATTAGTGATTCCAAATTTTATGCTATCAAAATTCAAAATCCTGAAGATTATAAAGATGGTGTTGAAGAAATTAATATACTTAAAAAATTGCCTCAAGAGGATCATTTATTAAAATTAATAAAGTGTTTTGTTAAAAAACAAGATAAAAATAAATTTTTATGTTCTGTTTATGATTTGCATTATTCAAATTTAGATAGCATACTTAGAAAAGGAAATTTTAATAATGGTTTTCCAATAAATACAGCAAAAAATATATTTATTCAGATAGTAGATGGAATAAGAACATTACATAATAAATGTAAAATGACACATTGTGATTTAAAAACAGATAATATACTTGTAAAAGGAATAAATGAAGAAGACTTATTTTATATAAATAATTATAAACAACTAAATTTCCTAAAAAAATATAGTGAAGAAAAGATTAAATACTGGACAATAAATTTAAATAAAAATATAGACAAGATAAAAAAAATGAAATCTGAAGATAAATTAAGTATTAGAAAAAATATTCATAAAAAAATTACAGAAAAAATCAATGATGATTTTAATCTGATCAAAACTGAATTTGAAAATAAAAAAACATATCCTACATTTGATGAATCTATTGATATTACGATTGCTGATTTTGGAGCAACCTGTACTGAAGATGAATTTTATGAAAATCAATTCGGTACAAGATATTATATGTCTCCAGAAGTTATACTTATGGGCAAAATATCAGAAAAAATAGATGTTTGGTCATTAGGATGTATTCTTTATGAATTAATTAATGGTGAATTTTTATTTGATCCAGAAAAGGATAAAACATATTCACGTGATTATTACCATTTACTTGAAATATCAAAATTTTCAGGTAGATTTAGTAAAAAGTTCCTAAAAACAACAAAATATTATAATAAATTCTTTGATAGAAGCGGTGACTTGATAGACACTGATTTTAGAGAATTTTATGATCATAATGAGCTGTTTAGTAAAGTTGAAGAAGAAAGTGAAAGAAAATTAGTTATTGACTTAATTTCCAAAATGTTAAAAATTGATCCAAAAGAAAGAATATCAATAAATGATATTATATCTCATGAATGGTTAAAATTGCGTGCAAATATTAACTTACCTTTAAGTGTCCTATAATTTGGTATTTAGGTTATACTATCCTATAGTATAATACCTAACTCCAGACATGCCACCTGGCACACCTTGTTGAATAAACGGATTGACACATCCTGATTGAATTCTAATAGGAATACCTACGTTAGTAGGATAAAAATAGTTATATCTGATTTGCGTATTGCTATACATTTCGGGGTAATTATTTATACTTGTATTTTAGAATATATATTTCAATTTTTTTTCTATGTAAAACTATATGGAAGTAGAAGATATAATAGTTAAAATTTTTGTTGAAAAAAGACAATTAAATATACAACATCCTGATCTTGAATTAGATACTTCATCATCAACAGGTTCAGGTTTTTTTATTAATAAAGATATTATTTTGACATGTTATCATGTAATAAGTAATAGTATAAATATAATGATTTCTCATAGAAGTATTGATAAAGTTAAAATTCCAGTTGATATTTTAAAAATATTTCCTGATGATGATATGGCATTAGTTATTATAAATAGAAATCATCAGGAAACTAAAAATTTACTAACTAATATAAATTCTTTTTTAAGTTTTAAAGTTTTAGATAGTACATATAAATACGATAATAATCAAAAAGTATATGTATATGGATATCCATTAAATTCAGAATTTATTAAAGTGTCAGGAGGTTCAATTAATGGTTTTCAAGATTCTTTAATACAAACTGATGCAGCATTAAATCCTGGAAATTCTGGAGGTCCATTAATATTAGATAATCAAATAATTGGAGTAAATGTATCTAAAATTACATCTAGTAAAGTAAGCAATGTTGGATATGCAGTACCAATTTTAAAATATCTTATATATGAGAAAAGTATACCAACATTAAATAAACAATTGTATTTAAAACCAAAGTTTTTATTTAATTATCAAACTATACAAACAATAGAACAATATAAAAAACATGTTAAAAATATAGATAATGAAGTTTACAATGGAGTATTAATTTCTGGTATTAGCGAAAAATCAAATTTTTATTCAGCAGGACTAAGAAAAGGAAACATTTTACTAGAAATAAATAATTTTGAAATTAATAGATTTGGTAATGTAAATACTAATTATTTTCCCGAAAGAATTAATTTAGATGACCTATCAAATTGGTTATATTTAGGACAAAAAATTACTATTAAATTTATAGATTCAAATAATTCAAATGATATAATAACAGAAGAAATATTATTAAATAGATATAGTGATATATTACCAACTTTTTATAAAAATTTTAGTGATCCATATTATCATCAGGTTTCAGGTTTAACAATATCTGTTTTTACAACAAATCATTTAGAAAATTTAGAATCTAATAAGATAGAAACATCTACCAAAGTAAAAATATTAAGTTCCATTTTAGATTTCAAAGAGGTTACATATATTTATTTAGTTAAATATGATCCATCTTTATTAAAAAATTATATAAAATTGCCAGTTGGTGAAACAATTAGATATATAAATAATAATTCAATAAAAAACATAGCTGAACTAAAAGAAATTAATAATATAGAATCAATAGAATTCTGTAACGGAAATAAATTTTTTATAGAAACTAAAGATGAGATCACGAATCATCCTAGGATGTTGCGGAACAACATATTGATTGAAAATCAGAATGAAAATAAGATTCAAAATAAAAATAATCAATCTGCATCAGTAGGAAAGGATGAAGAAATATTAAAAATATTAGAAATGTTAAAAAATTTTAATTAAAAAAAATTATCTATATAGTAAATCTTTAAATAGTGAACAAACAAATCTATAAATATAATCAATATATTTATAATTTTGAAATAAAAATTGACTTTAAAATGAATTAAAAAAATATACAATAGTAATATAATGCCTACAAAAAAGTCTAATAATGATGATGATAAAAAGAAGCCAGTAAAAAAATCTTCAAAAGATGAAAAGGAACCTGTAAATAAATCTAATAAAGATGATGATAAAAAGAAGCCAGTAAAAAAATCTTCAAAAGATGAAAAGGCATCTAATAAAGAAGATGATAAAAAAAAGTCAGTAAAAAAATCTACAAAAGAAGAAAAGACATCTAATAAAGAGGATGATAAAAAAAAGTCAGTAAAAAAATCTACAAAAGAAGAAAAGACAGCTAATAAAGAGGATGATAAAAAA